CTAATTTCGACACAACTGATCCAATTTTAGAATTCGCTACAAAATTACGTAAGTCAGGTGATCAAACCAACATGGATTTAGCGAAAAAATTATTCCCTAAACTACGTGTATTTGCTCCTGTTTATGTACGTGGTGAAGAAGATAAAGGTGTTCGTTTTTGGGAATTTGGTAAAATGGTATATCAAGAATTACTTGGTGTAATGGCCGATGAAGATTATGGTGATATTACAGATGTTGCAAGTGGTCGTGATATTACAGTTGAAGTAATTCCTGCTAAAGAAACTGGTAAAATGTTTAATACAACAACAGTTCGTGTTAAACCAAACCAAACACCATTAGAAGCAGAAGCATCTACAGTTGAATCACTTTTAGAAAACCAAAAAGACATTGTTGGTTTATATAAAAGATATGAATTTGACGAAATGAAAGATATTTTACAAGGATGGTTAAAACCAACTGACGAAGATGGTGGTAAAGAAACTGAAAAAGTTAAACCACAAGGTAAAGTAGACATTAATAAAAAATTAGATAATCTTTTTGATTAATGGCTAAGAAAAAAACAGACTCGAATCGAGATGAACTAACAGGACTTCTTGCAGAATCTCTTAACAAAAAATTTAGTAAGACCCATCATAAAGTCGCTTATTTTCTAGATGGTAGTGAGGATTCACCAACAGATGTAGACGATTGGGTGTCCACAGGATCCACAGTATTAGATTTGGCTATTTCTAATCGCCCTAATGGTGGTTTTCCAGTTTCAAAAATTGTAGAGATAACTGGATTAGAACAGAGTGGTAAGTCCCTGTTAGCATCTCACATTATAGCTAACACCCAAAAGAAAGATGGTGTTGCAATATATATTGATACTGAATCTTCTTTAAACGCACAATTTTTACAAGCAATTGGGGTTGATGTTGAAAAGATGGTTTATCTACCTCTTGAAACCGTAGAAGACATTTTTGATGCAATTGAAAATGTAATTACAAAGGTTAGAGAAAAAAATCCAGATAAACTAGTTACAATTGTAGTAGATTCAGTTGCAGCAGCAACAACAAAAGTTGAATCAGCAGCTGATTTTGAAAAAGATGGTTATGCAACTCAAAAGGCAATTATCTTATCAAAAGCAATGCGTAAAATTACTAACTTAATTGGTAAAGAAAAAATACTATTAGTGTTTACAAACCAACTAAGACAAAAAATGGGCGCAATGCCATTTGCTGATCAATATACAACTTCAGGTGGTAAAGCTTTACAATTCCATGCTTCAGTAAGACTACGTCTTAAACAAGTAGGTAAATTAAAAGAAAAAATCAATGGTGTAGAAGAAATTGTTGGTTCTGAAGTTGAAGTTGCAGTTGTTAAAAACAGAATGGGTCCACCAAACCGCAAAATTCGTTATAATATCTTCTACAGACAAGGTATTGATGATTATGGTGGATGGTTAAAATTGATGAAAAATTATAAAGTAGTCAAACAATCAGGACCTATCTGTAAATACACAGATACATCAACAGGGGAACTTATTACATTTTATGGTAAAGAATTACAACAATTATGTGAAGAAAGACCAGAAGTAAGAGAACAAATGTATAAAGACACTTGCGATCAATATGTTATGAAATACCAACATGAAGACGAGCAAGAAATGGACCCTGACGTACAAATTGAGGAAAGTAGAGAATAATGACAGAATCAATATTCGATCTATTAAATGGTGTTCAAAAAGAAAACACCACAGATCCAAATTCAAGAGTTTTAATTATCGATGGACTAAACCTTTACCTTAGAGTATTTGCTGTAAATGGTATGCTTAATGATAGAGGGGTACCTGTTGGAGGTGTAATGGGATTTTTAAAATCCTTAGCATATTCAATAAGAGAAGTAAATCCTACTAGAGTTATAGTTGTATATGATGGTGAAGGTGGTTCTCAAAGACGTAGAAAAATACTACCAAACTATAAAGCAAACAGAAAACCTGGTAAACGTATTACTCGGTGGGATGCTTTTAAAGATGCTAAAGAAGAAAAAGCATCCATGAAGGAACAGTTTTCACGTCTACTTGAATACATGGATAGTCTACCAATTAATGTTATAGCAATAGATCGTATTGAAGCTGATGATACCATAGCGTATATCGCAAATAATTTACTAGAAAAAGAAGTAACAATCATGTCTGCGGATCAAGATTTTCTTCAATTAGTAGATAAGCGAATTACAGTATGGAGTCCAATTAAAAAGAAATTCTACACTCCTGAATTAGTACTTAAAGATTATGGTGTACCGGCTCACAATTTCTTAATGTATAAAGTTCTAATGGGTGATAAATCAGACAATATTTTAGGAGTTAAAGGATTAGGTCCTAAAAAATTACCTAAAATTGTCCCCGATATTATCACCGAAAAAATCTTGGATTTAGATTCCATCGTTCAAGAGGCTTTAGAAGGGGAAGAACCTATGCATGATAGAATTGTGGCGTCGGAGCATCAATTAGAAATTAATGAAAAATTGATGGATTTAAAAAACCCACCAATATCCGGAGAATTAAAACGACAGATTCGTGATATAATGAATCAACCAATAAATTTGCTCTCCCGAAATTCTTTTACTACAATGTATCATAATGATTGTATGGGGAATGCTTTACAGATTCCAGATGCATGGTTAACACAACATTTTGTACGATTAAATAGTTACGCAGAATCAACACATGAATAAACTCACACAATATGGACATCCTTTCCAAACTAAAGCAATATCAGCTTTAATTACAGATAGGGATTTTCTCCAACAGTCAGCTGACATTGTATCCCCAGATTATTTTGATTCTGATGCAAGTAAGTGGATTGTTCGTAAAACTCTTAATTATTTTAACGAATATCATACTACTCCAACAATGGAGGTATTTAAGGTAGAAGTTGAGGGAATTCAAAATGAGGTTCAAGCAGTTGCAGTAAAAGAACAATTAAAAGAAACATACAAATCAGCTAAAGTAAAAGATCTTGAATATATTAAAGATACTTTTCTTGACTTTTGTAAAAATCAAACACTTAAGAATGCGTTAATAAGATCAGTAGATTTATTAGAATTAGGTGATTATGATGATATTCGTAATTTAATTGATAAAGCTCTTAAAGCAGGTGTTGAACGTGATTTAGGACATGAATATATTGCTGAAATAGAAGATAGATATAGAGCAGAAAGTCGATATACAATAGAAACACCATGGCCTGCTATTAATACATTATTATTAGGAGGTTTAGGAAGAGGTGATTTAGGAATGATAGCAGGTGGTCCTGGTGGGGGTAAATCATGGGCTTTAGTAGCTATTGGTGCACAAGCAGTTAAATTAGGATACACAGTAATACATTATACTTTAGAATTAGGTGAAAAATATGTTGGTAGAAGATATGATGCTAATTTCACAGAAATACCTGTAGGTGATTTACCCGATAATAAAGACATAGTAGAAGAAAGATTATTAGGTTTAAGAGGTGGTTTATATATTCGTGAATATCCCGCAGGACAAGCTACAGTAAATACAATTCATGCACATCTAGAAAATTGTATTCAACAAGGTATTAATCCTGACTTAGTAATTGTAGATTATGCTGATCTTTTAACATCTAAATCAAGTAAAGAAAAAAGAGATAAACTTGATGATATTTACACTGGATTAAGAGGTTTAGCAACCCAAATGAAATTACCAATTTGGACAGCATCCCAAGTTAATAGAACAGGTGCAAGAGAAGATATAATCCAAGGAGATAGAATGGCTGAAAGTTATTCTAAAATGATGATTACTGATTTTGCAATGTCTTTATCTAGAAACCACGAAGATAAAGAAAATGGAACAGGTCGTTGGCATATTATGAAGAATAGATATGGCGCTGACGGTATGACTTTTAATTCCACAATGGATGCCGCGATTGGTAAAATAGAAGTTACAAATAGAAGATCAGGAAATTCTGATCAAGATAATTCTCCCTCTACACCTGGAGGTTTTTCACAAAGAGATAGAAGAAATTTACAAAGTGCCAATAATGCTTTTCAATTTTAATTTATTTTTTAGTATGTATATTCACACAAATTCCAGTAAAAAGAAGGCTCAAAAGGCCTTCATTTTTATTTGGTAGACTAATTTAGGTTTCTTAGAATTTAACATATTTATTAACTTTTAAAGAAAAAAATAATGGCAAAAAAAGATTTGCTTACTGAACGTATAGTTTATAAACCCTTTGAATATCCAGAGGCTCATGATTATTGGTTAAAACAACAACAAGCACATTGGATCCACACAGAGGTACCTATGATGTCAGATGTTAATGATTGGAAACAAAATTTAACTAAAACAGAAAAAAATATTATTGGTTCTATTTTAAAGGGGTTTGCCCAAACTGAAACAGTAGTAAATGACTATTGGACAGGATTAGTTACAAAATGGTTTCGTAAACCCGAAATTATAGCAATGGCTACTACATTTGGTGCTATGGAGACGATTCATGCAGAAGCATATTCTTTATTAAATGAAGAATTAGGTCTTGATGATTTTAGTGAATTTTTAGAAGATGAAGCTACAATGGCTAAAATTGAAACATTAATGGATGTAAGAGACAGCTTTAATGGAGAAATTGATTGGCATGAGAGAGCAAAATCACTCGCTATATTTAGTGCATTCACAGAAGGCGTTAATTTATTCAGTTCTTTTGCCGTTTTATTGTCATTTAAAATGCGAAATAAACTAAAAGGAGTAGGACAAATTGTAGAATGGTCAATTCGAGATGAATCAATGCATTCTGACGCAGGTTGTTGGCTATTCAGAACTCTTTTATTAGAACATCCCGAATTAAATACTCCAGAATTAGAAGCTGCAATAAATGAAGCAGCACTTTTATCTTTAAAATTAGAATTAGATTTTATAGAAAAAGTTTATGAATATGGAGATTTAGAAGGTTGTAATAAAGAGGATCTAATCCATTTTATTAAAAACAGAGTTAACACAAAATTAGGAGACTTAGGTTATAAACCAATAGTTGACAATGTAGACATGACAGCAGTAGACAGAATGAAGTGGTTTGATCACTTGTCAGCAGGTAAACAACATACAGACTTTTTTGCAAATAGAGTAACAAATTATAGTAAGGGTCACATTGAATGGGACGCAGCAGCAATATTTTAAAAAAATGGATAATAATTTAGTAGCAGATTACTCCCAATGGGAGAGAGGTAAAGATTTTCCTGATTTTATGGATGAAGTAGCATTGTCTACCATTTCAAAAGGATATCTTTTACCAGGAGAAACACCTAAAAAAGCATACAAACGCGTAGCACATGCAGTTGCAATGCGTTTAAATCGTCCTGATTTAGAATCTAAATTTTTCAAATATATTTGGAATGGTTGGATTGGTTTAGCTTCACCTGTATTGTCAAACACAGGAACAGATAGAGGTTTACCTATATCATGTTTTGGTATTGACACACCAGATTCTGTAAGAGGAATTGGTCTAACTAATGCTGAATTAATGAAACTTACAGATTCTGGTGGGGGTGTTGGTATTAGTACTTCTCGCATTAGACCACGAGGAACTGAAACTAGAGGAAATGGTAAATCTGAAGGTGTAGTTCCATGGTGTAAAATTTATGATTCTGCAATTATTGCAACTAATCAAGGTAATGTTCGTAGAGGTGCAGCAAGTGTTAATTTAAATATTAACCATCCTGATATTCATGAATTTATGCAA